CTGCGAAAGATCTTGCTAAAGTATCTGCAGACTATGGCGAACTTCTAAGTGCTCTTTGGGCTATGAAGAAGTTAAACTTTAAAAAGTCCTTTTTTCCGACTGCTAGTAATGAGCCTCTGATCGACATATACGGGATTCGCTTTGGCGTACACTACCCAATTTCTGTTAAGTCTGGCGGCGGCGGTAAGGTAACTATTCAGAATATTATTAACGCTATTGAAAATAGGGCCAAAAAAGCTAATACGGTAGACTTAGATAAAGAACCATCCTTACAGATCTTTAAGATGGTCAATGAGCTACCGATGAAAGAGCAGATGATCCAGCTGCATAAGTACCGTGAAACAGATGCTATACAAAAACTTAGTGAGATTACCGGTATCAAAGTTAAGGATATGGATCTAGCTTCTCTTAAAAAGTTTACGGATGATAAAACTAACGATGAGCTGATCCAACTACTGGGTCCTTTCTGGAAGGTCCTAAATATGAATCTAACAGAAGGTGTGAAGCAGGGTCAAGATAAGCTCCGCTTGATTATATCACCGCTGGGAGAATCAATCTGGAAAATTTTAAATAGTGATAAAGAAATAAAAGAATCGTTAATCCGTATTGCCAGACAAGTTACTTTGATCCAGGTAAATGTTGATGTTCGTAAAACAGGCATCACATTTCAAAGTAATTACTTTAGAGACGCAGAGTTTGAGTTTGCCTGGGCAGGATATACCGCTGGTAACAAACTAGGATTCAAGATGAAGGTAAAACAATAATGGCACAGTATAGCAAAAGTCGAGACAGTAAACAAAGGCCCCAGAAAAACGATGACATTTATGAGGTTAATCTTCTGGCTCATAGTGATGGGGAGTTTGTTACAACAGTAAATCCATGGGGTAAGCAGGTTGTTACTGTAGATGATGATACTGTCCAGCACACTTCTAAAAACCGCCGTAAAGTTTCCACGTTTGAAGTTACAGACTATGGCACATTTAAAACAGGCAAAGATACTCGTATTTGGGATGAAAAGGTAACTGGAACTGCATCATCAACTCATGAACCATATCTTGGTATGGTTAGATTAGAAGTCGGTTCTGATGCGGGTGATGAAGTTATTCGCCAAACCAAACGTGTTCAGAGATACATACCTGGTCGCCAAAGCGAAGTTTCGATAACAGCTATTTTTGGGACACCAACTACGGGTGTTCGTCGTCGTTTTGGTCTCTTTGATGAAAATGATGGAGCATATTTCGAAGATGGTGGTGATGGTACATATTATGTTGTGTGCCGTAGAAATACTGCTGGCGGTGTGGTTGAAGCCCGCGTGGCTCGTGAAAACTGGAACGTAGATAAACTGGACGGAACAGGACCAACTGGTATCGTAGCTGACCCTAACAACATTCAACTGATGGTTATTGAATATGAATGGTATGGTGCAGGTCAGGTTGAATTTAACTTTGTGATTGGAAACAATAAGATTCCAGTTCATCAATTTAATCATGCAAACGTTATTGGTACTACATGGGCTTCAACAGCCACACTTCCTATAAGAATTGAGTTGACAAATGTAACAGGGGCAGCTGGAACCCACACCTTCTACCAAGGGTCACACTCATTTTCGACAGAAGGAACTACAACTCTTTTAGGACGTCAAAGAAGTATTTCTAGTGCTATAACAGGTAAGACTCTTATTAACTCTAATACATTCTATCCTATTGTTGCTATTCGTTTAAAGTCAGACAGTCTAAATTCAGTTATCATTCCAGACGTTTTTTCAGGCGCTACGTTAGATAACACCAGCGTATTCATTAGAGTTTTAGAAGATGTAACTTTAACAGGTGGGACATGGGTAAGTTATTCCGCAGAATCCCCAATAGAATACAACATTACAGCAACAAGTTTTACGGGCGGCGAAATCGTAGACACTAAATTTATTAGTTCTGGTAATATGGGAGAATCTACACTTTTTCCTGAAAGAAGTATTACACAGATTCAACGAAAAACTACTACAACTCTTGGTGATACTTCAACAGTATTTCTTATTGCCATTGCATCAACCGGTTCAAATAAATCTGGATGGGCATCACTTGGCTGGATCGAGGTAAGATAATGGAAAATTTTAGCTCATATATAACCGAACAAAAGAATACACATATGACTCACATCGAGGACAAAGTCCTGTACGGTGGGGTTAAAGGAACTAGAGAGGCAATCTTAGCATTACGTTCTCTCAGAGATATGCTGAAAGGAACTCATGCTGGAAACGTCAGTGTTAAATGGGACGGCGCTCCTGCTATTTTTGCTGGTATTGATCCGAGTGACGATAAATTTTTCGTTGCCAAAAAAGGCATTTTCAACAAAAACCCTAAAGTCTATAAATCTGCAGCTGATGTTGATGCTGATACTTCTGGTGATCTTGCAGATAAGCTCAAACTGGCATTACGCTACTTGCCAGAGCTGGGAATCAGGGGTGTGGTTCAAGGAGACTTTCTTTTTGGTCCCGGAGATCTGTCCACAAACACCATAGAAGGAGACAAATATGTTACCTTTCACCCCAATACAATTGTATATGCTATCCCTGCCGATTCACCTAGCGCTCGTGACGTTCTATCTGCAAAAATCGGTATTGTCTGGCACACCACTTACACTGGCTCAAGCTTCGAATCTATGCGCGCCTCGTATGGGGTAGATATAAGTAGATTTAAAAAATCCAAAGCCGTATGGTCGCAAGATGCGATGTTACGCGATATGACTAATTTAACAATGACTTCACAAGAAACGGAGGAAGTAAATGAATATCTTTCAACAGCTGGCAGTATATTTAACCAAATTGCTGGGAACACATTACGAGCACTCGAAGCCAACCGAGACCTCGCCCAAACCATCGAAACCTACAACAACAGTTTTGTCAGAGCCGGAACCATCCCCGATCCCAGAACCCACACCGATGGGCTTATCCGTTGGATCAGAGGAAGATACCAAAAAGAAATCGACGCCCTCAAAACCGAGAAAGGCAAGATCGGCAAAGCCAAAAAGCGTGACGACTTCCTTGCCTTCTTCAGCGCCGAAAACAAAAAGTCGCTCGAAAAAGTCTTTGAACTCCAAAGAGTAATAGTTTTAGCGAAATTAAAACTCATAAATATACTTAATAGATTATCAAAAACTAAACATTTTGTTAAGACTCGTAATGGTTATAAGACAACTGGCCCTGAGGGTTATGTAGCGATTGATAAACTTGGTGGTGACGCGGTAAAGATTGTTGATAGAATGGAATTTTCATACAACAACTTTTCGCCTGAAATTTTAAAAGGTTGGGATAAGCCCAGCCGTTAATGGGATAAACCGATGCTAAGATTTAAAGACATGTTCCCTATGGGAATAGAATACCGTCCAGGAGAGGACGAACTTACAAACTATAGAGCCCTTCGCCGTAAACGCACAATTGGTGTTGGTGAAGGTGGTCCAATTGGTGAGGCAAATGATCCCTCACATGAAAATCCGGTCAGTGATTATATTGACAAAGGTAAACATTCTAAGAATGTTGGCCCGGGTTATAAAACTAAAAATGTTAAAATAAAAAATCAAGATGGAACGCACACCATCATGGTACATCAGCTTGCTTCTGAATCAACTGAAGTTGATGAAGCTCTATCAGTTCAGTCGCGTCTTAAAAAAGGCCGTGATATGCGCCGCAATAAGGCGAAGATTGCTCTTGGAAGAAGCCGCGCAGCTCGTAGATTTGCGAGTAACGACACGCTCAAGAAGCGTGCAAGACGTTCGGCATATCTGGCGACATACAAAAGATTAATTAAAAATATTTCAAAAGATGACTTGACTCCGCAACGAAAAGCTGAGATCGAGAAGCGCTTAAATAGTCCAGCTTTTAAGACTCGAATTGATCGTATGTCTAAGAAAATGATTAAAGACGTTCGTAAAAAAGAAATGGAAAGAAAGCGCGCAAAATGATTGGATCATTTAAGCAGTACTTAGTTGAAGAAGAAAAAACGGTTTTCTTCTCCTTCGGGAGAATGAATCCACCTACTATTGGTCATGAAAAACTGCTAGACAAATTGGCTTCATCTGCAGGCAAAAATCCATATAGAATGTATTTGTCTCAATCGATCGATTCTAAAAAGAACCCACTGACATACAAAGAAAAAGTTAAAGCAGCGCGTAAGATGTTTCCACGTCATGCGCGTAATATCCTTATGAACAACAAAATTAAAAACATAATGGATATTACAACTTCACTTTACGATGAAGGATTTAGAAAAGTTGTTATGGTTGTTGGATCAGATCGAGTCAATGAATTTGATGCTCTTCTGAACACGTATAACGGCAAAAAGGGTCGTCATGGTCTATATAACTTTATGGATATTAAAGTTATTTCGGCTGGCGAGCGTGATCCAGATGCTGACGGCGCAGAAGGTATGAGTGCTTCTAAAATGCGCAGCGCAGCATCCGATAATGATTTTACATCATTTTCTCAAGGTCTACCTAAAGCGTTTTCGAACTCAGATTCGAAGGCGCTTTTTAATTCTGTCCGTAAGGGCTTGGGACTTAAAGAAGAAAAAAGTTTTAAACGACATGTTGAATTAGCCCCAGTATCTGACCTAAGAGAATCATACATTGATGGAAAGCTTTTCGATATTGGTGATCAAGTTGTTATTAAAGAAAACGGTGAACTTGGAATCGTAAAACAGCTAGGATCTAACTACGTTATTATTGAATCAAAGGCTAATAAGTATCGCAAATGGCTTGATGCTGTTGAAAAGGTAGATCAGCCTGCTGTAGAATACCAGGTCGCTCCATTCTCTGTAAATTTGAGCGAGGCCGTCGATAATACAAAAAGCATGTATGCTGATAAGCCTGATTGGGGTACGCCTGAATCTTCTGAAAAGGCTAAGGAAAAAACGCCTGGTGAAAAGAAAAAGAAAATTAGCTTCAAAGAGTTTGACGAAAGCGCTGCTATTGACCTAGCTAAAAAAAGAATAAATAGGGAAAAGAAGGCAGATGCAGTTCGCCATGATAGAATGATGGATGCGGCCAGACTTAAAAGCGTTAAAATTAAAAATAAAGAGACCAAGCCAAATGAATGATTTTAAAAACTTTAAAGCAAAACTAGATGAGAAAAAAGGCTTGTGGGATAATATCCACGCCAAGCGCAAGCGCGGGGAAAAGCCTAATCCTCCTGGACACCCTGATCGACCAACAGCCCAAGACTTTAAAGATGCACAAAAGACATCTAAGAAAGAATCTGTTGAAGAAAAGAAACTTACTCCGGCTGAAATAAAAAAACGTGAAGAGATTGCTAAGGCAATGGAACGCGATAATCCAGGCATGGACATGGGTAAGAAGATGGCGATCGCTACTGCTACTGCTAAGAAGGTTGCTGAAGAAGTTAGACAGATCGACGAGCTTTCACCAAATACTTTGAGTAGATATGTTAAAAAGGCTGATAAGCAAGCAGATAAAGCTTCTGATAGTTATTCTAGAGCAGCAGCAAGGCGTTCTGACTTTGCAAGTGATACACCTGCTATGGCTAAAAATGCTAAAAAGTTTGCAAAACGCGATGCAGGAGCAGCTTTGGCTAGAAAAAAACTAGCAAATCAAAATGAAGCAGTCGATCTTGACAAAGCATCTAAGAGCGATATGCTATGCAAAGAGTGTGGTGATCAGTTCGGTAAGCCTACTAATGAGAAATGCATGTACGATGCATACGATAAGTTGGGTGAGAACTGGGTTACAAAGGAAATGTACGAGGGTCTAGATATTACTGAAATCTCTCTTGATATGCTTACTAAAAAGATTTCTAATTCTGGTATGGCTACTACTAAAAAGGCCAATAAGATGGATAAAACAAAAAATGATCTTGCTGCACTGAAAGCAAGACTTGCTGGAAAGCCAGCTCTTGCGAAAGAAGCTAAAGAAGACGACGAACCAGCTTCACCTGATGAAGCGAGCATGGCACTTAAACAACTCGAGTTTATTGAATATGCTGCAGAAGAAATGATGGATCATATTAAATCTGGTAAAGAATTTCCAGAGTGGTTCCAGAATAAACTTTCAAAAGCACACGGCGAGATTGAAGGCTTACATTCTTCTATGGGCGAGCACGGTGAAGATGAAGAAGATATGAAAGAAGCCGTTCGCCGTAAAGGTGCACCTAAAATGAAAGGTGACTTTTTTGCAATGCAACGCGCAAAAGACGCAGAACTTAACAAAGCCCTTGGTCGCACAAAGACTGGTCGTAAAAAACCAGTTCGCCAAATGACTTCTACTCAGCGTTCACTTGCTCAACTTCGTCGTGAAGAAACTGAACTCGATGAAGGTATTTCTAACAACATGCGCTTGATTAGTAAAATCAAAAACTCAGGTGTTGTTAAATCTGGTTCTATGTCCAAAGATACTAAACCGGCTCCTAAAAAAGAAGGTATAGATACTGCTGCTGATAAAAAACCAGAAAAGTTTATTAAGCCTGATGGTAAGATTGGCGTTCGTATGGTTCCAATGGACAAAAATATTGTAGATAAAGATAAGTAATATGGAATCTTTCAAGCGATATATGGCAGAAAGAGGCGAAGACTCTAAAGGCCATTTTATCAGCACCGAAAAAGGTGCTGGTATGACAGCCAAGGGAGTTAAAGCTTTTAGGAGTAAAAACCCCGGAAGCAAACTTCAAACTGCTGTTACTGGAAAAGTAAAACCTGGTAGTAAAGACGCAAAACGACGTAAGAGCTTTTGTGCAAGGATGAGCGGGATGCCTGGGCCGATGAAGGACGAAAAGGGTAGACCGACACGTAAAGCAATGTCGTTAAAAAGATGGAAGTGTTAATGTCTGACTACAGTAGATTGGATCGGATTGAAGAAAAGATCGACAAGTTGACTGATGCCATGGTTACTATTGCCAGAGCAGAGGAAAAACTTGTGAATATGGAGCAAAAATATTCTGCTCAATATGATCGTATGAACAAGTTTTCTGAAAAACTTGATGCTCTTGAAAAGATTACATCTGAAAATTCTCAGACGGTATATACTATTAATAAACTCTTTTGGGTTGCACTAATTGCAGTGGTTGGTGCCATTGCCGCTAACCTCTTAATGTAAGGAAAAAAAAATGAACTACAAAGATATCTTAGCAATGGGCGAGGCATATAAGAAAGTTGCTGAAGCCGGTTGCAAAACTCCTAAAAACGAAGCAATGGATCCAGTGGATGCCAAAGAACTTAAAGGTAAGCACAAAGACCGTAAAGACAAAGACATTGACAATGATGGTGATGTTGATAAGTCTGATGAGTATCTTCACAAGCGCCGCAAAGCTGTTTCTAAAGCCATGAAAGGTAAAGAAACCGAGACTGAAGTTCAAACTCAAGAATCAAAACTAATGACAAAAGCGCAGAAACGCGCTTTGCAGAATATTAAAGTGCAGCCAAAGGACAAAGTTTCTTTGAAGAAAGCTCCTTGGGATATGAAGAAAGAAGAAGCTGAAGAACTTGATGAGCTTTCACAAGATACTTTACGTAATTATCATGGTGCTGCAGCTCTTGATCTTAGAAAGAAAAGAGAGAAACTTAATAAAGGTACTCTGACCTCTAAAGATTATAAGCAGGGGCAAAACCGCGTAACTGGTTTGAATAGAGCTGCTAATAAAATGGAAGAGGTAGAGATTGACGAAGCAACTGCCACAGTAAAACAACAAAAGACCCT